TCATCCCGTCTTCCTCCTCAAGATGGTCAGCGCTGGCCCGCGAGAGTCAGTAGCTGATACTTTGTTCGCAGCCTCAATCAGATGCTGCAGCTCCGGGGTAGAATAGTGGCTCGTAATGCTGCCGTTCTTATGCCCCAACAACGCTTTACGATCCTCCTCTGTCACGTTCGCAGCACGCAGCCTTCTGCCAAAGGTGTGCTTCAAGTCGTGAATCCTGATCGATCTGAACCCAGGGTGTGCCGGTGAATGGTGGGCCTTCTCCCATTTGTCCGCAGCGCGCACCCTGGCTTTTTTCCAGGCTGTGTCGTTCATTCGATGGATCGCTGTGGCCCCGAATTGGTTCGGTTGCCCGTAAGGGAACACCAGGTCCTTATGCAGCCCGCGTTGCTTATCGATGATGTTCATCGCCACTTTGTTCAGGATCACCAGGCGGTCATCGCCGTTCTTCACTCCCGCTTTTTCACTTCGCCCGCCGAATCCGGCTGGTATCAGGAATACGCTGGTGTTCAGGTCCGGTACCCGTATTTCCCATTCCCACCGCAATTTGCAGACTTCCTGTTCCCGGCAACCGGTGTTCACCTTGTAGAGGGCCATCCTCAACAGATGGTCAGGTAGTTCAGCGAACAGCACCGACTGCTCTTCCCACGAAATCGGATAAGGTTTTCGGCTCGCGCGCTTTTCTTCCAGCATCGATATCATCGGGACACTCTCCAGCCAGGGTCGTTTTTCGGCATCGCGCCACTTGCGGTGACACAGGTTCAAGATCCTGACGACTCTTTGCAGAGCGATGTTGACCGTCCTGTTCGATACCCCCGGTTTCACCTTGCCTTTTGCTGTCTTGGTGGGTTTCTGTCGATCCCGCACGAACGTGGCAAGTGTCCCGTCGTCGATGTGCGTTATCGGCAGGTCACCGATGTACGGGTCTAACTGCTCAAGATGCAAAGCGGATAAAGCAATTGACGCTTGGTCTCTGAACTCCACCAGGAACCGTGTCGCGGCCTCGCGCCAGGTTCGAACCTGACGCACGCCGTACACCTTTTCCTGCCTAAGCTTTTCGAGCCGGTGTATCAGGTACTGCTCCGCTTCTTCCCTTTCGCTTGTTCCAGTGCTTTCTTGAAGTCGCTGACCTCGGACGACTTTGTCGATGTGCCAAATGCCGTTCCTCTCATAGAGGCCTGACATTGTTTTTCGCGCCATTTATTCACTCCTTGGCGCCCACTGCGGGGCGGATTGTTGTCTTCATTGCTCGCTTTTTCAATCGCCATTGACTCGATGTAATCGTCGGCCCACCGGTCCAGTTCATGCCGGTCAAAGGCAACTCCCTGTTTTCCAATAGGGAACTCCCGGACGTGGGGGCGGACAGTTGCTGTGAACTGTGCTCGGCACATTCCGAGATACGCCGGAGCTTTATGTGCCCGGATGAAGCGAGGCATGGTCTCAACGACCGTCGCTGCAGTTGTGTTGGCCATGTGGATACCTCGCCCGCCGACACTGGCAGGCCTTATTAAATGGAGGTAATCGAAGATCGGGGCTTGGTGATGATTTCGGCTATTCGTTCAGGGCGCCACGTTGGCGGCGGCAGCGGCCAGTACATCGAGCAGCAACTCTTGGCGCTTCTGTCCTTCGAGGTGCTGCCGTACTGCCTGGACAAAGATCGTATTCATGCTGACGCAGCCGGCGTCGGCGGCTTCTTCAACCTGCCTGCGCAGGCCATCGGGTAGACGAACAACGAATTTGTCTGCTTCACGGGATGGTGTGGTTTTCATGGCAATGCCTTCTGAAGTACTTCAATGATTTCGCGGATGCCCTGGGCAAAGCTGGCGGGCTTGTTTGCGGTGGAGCGAGTCAGCCTGGAGATGACTTCCTTAATGCCGTGGGTCGTGCTGAGTTGGGTTCCAGCCGATTCCGCGATGTCGATGGCGTGCTGGCGGCCTTGCACCAGCTGATAGCGGTTGATCGGTCCTTGGGTGGCGGGCATCGACACTGCCGCAGTGATAGGGAGAGGTATCGGCTTTGGCGTGGGCGGTACTTGCCTAATGAGCTGTATCCGGCTTGCGGACGCCTCGGGTACTGACGAGCGGGCACGAGCCAGTGCTTGCTGGGCAAGTGGGGTCATATAGGGGTTTCCTTTACGCGAATTACTTCGCCGGTAGTCGGTGAGTTGAATGGAATCGGGGAGGGCGATCTAAGCTGGAAATGCAGCATGGAGGAGGGAATCAACCATGAGCGAAGACAGCGAAATGGAGTTGAAACAAGCCTTAATCACCGTCATCGCGACGGCGGCATGCATGGGTATTGATGTGGACGTGCTATGCCAAGAAGCAAGTGAAGCGTTATCTGACACACGCCAGGCGTATTGGTTAAAACAATTCGTTCCGGGCGCAATAGATCAGATTCGACATTGCACTGCTTACGCCAAAGGCTTTGATCTGGTGGATGGCGATTTGGATTGAGGAACGGGACAAGGGGCAGTTATGCAGCTCGAGCTTGGCGCTTTTCTGCGCGCCACGGATCGTTTGCCCGGGCCAGTGCTGCCATCGGTGGCGGCGAGACACTGTTGCCGCACATGTGCACCTTCTGCGTGATTGTGAACGGAACGCCGTCGGCGCCGTAATCGATGATGTAGTCACGCGGAAAGCCTTGGGCTCGATACAGCTCGGGCGGCTTGATCATCCGAAGGCAGATGTCGACGATCACGTAAGGCGTGCCCTTTACCAGCACTGTTACCAAGCCTATGCGGTCCTTGGTGGTGATGGTAGGCGCTGGCGAGTCGCAGCCGCTGATGTTATCGGTGCCGTAATAGCTGATCAGGAAAGCCGCGACGCGCAGCGCGCCCGCTTCATGCTCTGACGACAAGCGCAGCGAAACCACCGAGCTTTTGCCGCCACCACCTGCTGTGATGGTGGGGGCCGGTTCATCCAGAGCCTGGCCGACGCTGTTGCCGAACTGGCGCTCCATGAATGCCGTGACCAGGCCGTGGTGCTGGCCGCCGGCGCTGATGGTGTGCAGTGGCTCGGCGACGTCTCGGGCATCACAGTTGCCGCGCAGGTGGACCAGTTGAGCCGCCACCAGCTGCTGCTGGCTGCCGGTGCTGGTGACGGTTGTCATCGGCTCGTCTGCGCCCTTGGCGACCGTGGTATTGAAGCCGCCGTTCATCTGCGCGATGAATGCGGTTGCCAAGGCGTATTTCCCGCCAGAGGCCATGATCGTGCCCAGCGGTTTCGCCATGTCAGCCGTGCGCGGGGCACTACCTGGTTTATCGCCATTGCCCAGCTGGACCAGCGCAGCGGCGGCCAGACCTTTGTGGTTCTGCGTGAGGACCGTGCCGATAGGTTGGTCTGCCGGGGAGGGCTTGCCCGAGTATTCAGGACCACCAGTGCCGACCAGAACAGGGCTGATCAGTGTCAGTTCGCCCCGGTTGGCACAAGTGATCGTCGGCAGCGGCTCTAGGGGATCATTGATACGGTCGCTGCCCTGGTGAGTTGCAGGTGCAATGATCGGGCTGACAACCGAGAACGAGCCGCCCTTGGGGTATGACGTGATGGTGCGCAGCGGCTCGTTCGTAGACTGGACGTTCCCGACCGACCAGTTCGCGATCGGCACAATGAACGGGTCGGCGCTGTCGATGACAAACTTCTTCATACCCTTGGCGATGCGCCGCAGGGTGGCGGGGGCCAGGTCCTTCTTGCGGCCGAAGATGCTCCGGCCCAAGTCGCTGAAGTCGATGCATTCGGCAGCAGTGCGGTACTTCTGCTGGCCCTTTACGGGGCTCTTCGCGTGCGTGGGCTCCGGCCATACGATTGGCTGTCCGTCGCAGCGGGCGATCATGAACAGGCGTTCACGGCTGGTGGGTGCGCCAAAATCACAGGCCTTAATGATTCGCCACTCGACCTGATAGCCCATGCCCTCCAGCAGGGCCACGAAGCGGCGCCAGGTAGTGCCCCGGCGTTTTGGGTCGGGTACCAAGAACTGCTGACCGACCGGAACAATCTCGCCCGGCTCTGCAACCACCCTCTGAATGATTTCCTTTTTCTTCGGGCCAATGACCGTCACCAGCTTGATGACGCGGCCGGTGGCCGGGTCACGTTTGGCGATCAATGGACCCCACTGCAGGATCTGCTTCACGTTTTCGAGGCTGATTACCCGGGGCTTTTTCTTGCCTCCCCATTTGAGCCCGATCCATGAAAGGTTGCGGATTTCGCGCTTACGTGGCTGGCCGCCAGCGGCCTGGCTGTGGTGGGTGCAGTCCGGCGACATGTGGAACCATCCCACAGCCCGGCCACCGCATTCCGTATCCGGATCACCCTCGAAAACGTCCGTGGTGAAGTGCTTGGTGCCGGGATGATTGACGGTGTGCATGCTGATCGCCGCCGGGCTGTGGTTCTTGGCCACATCGACCTTGCGGCCCAGACCCATTTCCAGACCGGTACCGGCGCCGCCACCCCCGCAGAAGAAGTCGACAACGATTTCATCGTCTTGAGGGTTGAAGCCGAGTCCGTATTGCGTTTTGAAATCGAAGGGAGGTTTCTGAAATGCGGTCATGGGGCGTCCTCGCCTGGGTGGTGGCGTGATTCGTTGAAGTGGGGGAAGTGCCGTTCGGCGCCGCTCAGCTACAGTTGAACGACTAATAGCGGAGGTGATTATGGAATGCGTGATCTGCAGGATTGATGTTCGACAACAGCTTGAGAATGATGAGAGCGGTTATTCGGCAGTGTGCGGCGATTGCGGGCCATACAAGATTGACCCCGCCGTAATGCGGTTCATTAATCAGGGGCGACAACTGCATGCCGGTCTAACTAAAGCCTGGCTAGCGGAGAGCTACGACGTCCACTCAAACCCGATCCCTATAATCACAATACAAAATGCGAAATGGGCGAGCTGAATTGACGACCCTTTAGTCGCCGCAAAAACAATCTATGGATTCGTCGTGCTCGGCGAACATATCGATCTGGATATCGGAATAGTCGAGCATCTGCTGGTAGCTGGGCCGGTCGAAACGGAACAGTGCGCCTTCACCGGTAGTTCCGTTACTCGACTTGGCGTTTCGTTCCTGTCGAGCCCACCAGTCGCCCTTACGCTCTGGCTGCCCCTGATCACTTGCGATGATCGAATAGACCTGCTTGGCGCCCTTCAGGAAGCACAAGTCGCAGTTGCCTTCTAGCGTCCGGCCGTTGATCGTCGACAGCATCAGGTCAAAAGGCTGTGCCGCCCAGAAGTCAGTGACATCCTGAACGCCGACCCCGGCGTCAGCCAGGGGCACGATCATCGTGGCGTGCTTACTCTCGCTGGTGCTGCCACGATTTTGCGGATCTTGGCAACCCGGCGCGGCTCATCGGCGCGAATGCCAGTCATCATGTCCACCGGCTCATCCTCCGTCGAAAGGCCCAAGCTGCGCAGGTACTTGTGGATGATCCTGATTTTCAGGTCGATGGTGCAAAAGCGGGTGACGGGGTTCGGCAGATAGCTGCGCTTCTTGATCAGGGCTTCGAATGGCTCGCCCTGGCGGCTGGCGCTGGCGAAGTCTACGACCGCAAAACCCGTCTCATCATCTCGAAACTCTAGCCATGTGATCGGCACCCCCCATCGTTCGGCACAGTCCTGCACGAAAGCCAAGGTTGCCGAGTGTTCTTTACCGGTGTTGGCGAACAGCACCAGTAGGTCGCTGTGATCCTCGTTGGCATCCAGCACCTGGCGCAGCATGTAGGCGCTGGTGCGGCCGCCGGAAAAACTCACGACGGTCTTGCCGCGCAGGGCATAGGGGCTCATCGGGCATCCTCGCCATTGGCGTGATTCGGGGTTATGGGCTATTGCTTATGGCCCGGCATGGAGCCGGATCAAGGAGAAAAAATGTCAGTAAAAATTGATCTAAGTGGCCTGAAAAAGCTGACCCAGAACGCAAAGGAGCTTGATGGCACCCATACGGTTAGGCTGGTAGATATGCTTAGTCCGGAATTCGTCTCGTCACACAGCAAATTCGCGGATCTTAATGACCTCTTTGCCGCGTCCGGCTTTAAAATTGATAGCCCTGAGGATTTTGTAGCAATACCAGATGATCAGTGGGACGCATTCATTGCAAAAAGTACTGATTTCGGGAGCTGGCTTGAAATGCAGAAATCCGGCCATCTCCATTATGTGAAGGCGAAACTTCACAAGGGGCTTTAAAGGATCTTTTTCAGCACATAACTTCGTCGCTTGCGTAGCAGCAGGCTTTGGAGTTATAGGCTGTAAAGTAAAAGGCTTAATTTATAGGACTTAATATTCATATGTCTGCAAAGGATTTTCGTGAGAAAGGGTTTCTGTCCGATTATGTTTACGAGTACAGGGATGAGATCAGGGGAAAGTATGCAGGCGAATTTTCTGAATGTGAGGAAATATCCTTCAAGGCCCATCAGCTATTTTTGAAAACAAGTGTTAAGGATACCGATAGGCCCTTGCTCTGCTCATTGCTATTCTTCGATAGAACGATTAGAACAGCACAGGCTGCAATAAGACTTTGTGAGATTGGCTTAGTACAGGAGGCCCAGATCCTCGTTAGGACCTCTTATGAAACTGTACTTCATGCATCAGCCCTACTAAAACAACCTGACATATTTAAAAAAATTGGTGATCTAGAAGTTTTTGAAGATACCAAGCAAGCAAGGGCTATGCTTGACGACATTCCATCAGAAGAGCTAACCGAATTAGATAGGGAAGATCTCGAAGAATTTTTGCATAAAGACGGGAAAAAGAATTTTACAGTGTACAGTTCGGCAGCAATAGCGGGAATGGAAAATCTGTATAGCGTAGTCTATCGAAGCCTTTCGTCATCGGCTGTGCATGCTACATTTCGCTCGTTAGACAGGTCACTTGATGAGGAGGAAAGTGGGCTTACCTTATACGTTGGTCCGACGGAGAATCAGCTTATATTTACGTTGAGTCTTATCGCTCAGTGCCTAAATATTTCCATGCAGGGCTTGAATGATATAAACGAAAAGAGTTCTTGAGAGTATTCGCTGCAGCTGGCTTATGCGCTCCAGCGAGTGCGGTACTGAACAATGTCCCGAACAGTTGTGATGCCGCAGATGTAGCGTCGGGACAATTCCACATAGCCGCCCAGGCCGGCGTCATAGTCGGCGCGCATGGCGGCTACTTGCGCGTCGGTGAGTTTCGCTTTCTGGTGGCATGCTCCGCAGCGGTGGCCGGTATGGTTTCTGGTGATCATGCTGGCCCCACCTTCAGAACGATGTGGACCGGTCCCTCGCGCATGTTGCCGTCGACCTTGCCGTCGAGTTGCGCGATTTCCTTCTTGGTTAGGTTTTTCCATTTGGCGATAACGAAGTCGCCCTTCAGCACTGGCATCGGGTGCATGGCGCTGCCCGGCCCGTAGCTGTATCCGTTGTCAGCCAGCCACTTCTCGGCCGCGTAAAGCGCCTGGAAGGTGCCGGGCTCGGTGAATGTCTTCGTGAACATCGGTTTCTCCTGCTAATAAATGGGTCACCCATTCGCTTGAATAGGTGACCTATTCGTTACGCCGCGAAGCTACCCAGCGAGAGCTTCGCCGCAGCCCCGATCTTGTCTTCCAGCACCGCCTTGAATTCCTGCGCAATCGACTCACGCTGAACTTCTTCGCCGATCCAGCGCAGTTTGAGGATCGGGTGCGGGCCGCTGGTGATCACGGTCACGCGCAGACGAATTTCCTGCTGGATCAACCCTTCGAACGGGATGACGTTGAACAGCAGTGCCGTGGGCAACGTTTCCTTGCTCTTGGCTTCGATCTGGTCCATTGCGCTGCGGCTGGCGCTGGTATCGCCGACAGTGGTTTCCGACTCACTGGTAGCTTTTACCGTGATGGTGCGGACCGCCGCGATAGCCTTGCTCAGCGGAACCGGATTATCGTCTGCGTCGACCGGCGTCAGGTACTGGTGCCAGTCTTCGATCCAGTCGCTCAGGTCCTTTTGGCTCATCGGGCTACTGGCGATTTCTTGAACCGCCTTGTAACCGGCGGTGGCTTTCAGCTTCAGCACGGCGCGGTCGTCGGCGTGGCCCGGCGTCTCGGCGTCGCCGATGTTGAACAGCACGTTGCAGCTCATGCCGTCTTGATCAATGAAGCCGCGGGCGCCTGCCGCAGCCCGGTCCGCAACGTAGACGCTGTAGTCCGCCAGGGAATGTGTGGAGAACACACCACGGAAGCGGCTACGGCCTTTCTGGAATTTCTCCAGATCCAGCACTTTTGCGCCTTCGGGGATGACGGCGGTCGGTGTGAACGTGTCGAGCGTCTTGCCGGTGGCCAGCAGGGCGTTGTCGTTGATGAGCTGGATTGCTTCTTTCGTGAGGGACATGTGTCAGGTCTCGATGGGGAGGGAGGTTGTTGCGGTGGATCAGGTACGGGGATTGATCGGCGCCTGGTCTCGGGTGAACAACTGATCGTGCTTCTCAGCGAACAGCGTTACCCGGCCGCCGGTGCCGACGTGCATTGGGGTATCCAGGGCGGTGTTCTCGCTGCGGGTACCGCGTTTGGTCGGCACCTTGTAGTCGAGCTTGTGCTTGATCTTCACTTGGCTGGATTCGCCGATCTGGGAGAAGTCCAGAGTGATGACCAGTTTCCCGGCCTTGCCGTGATCAACCACCCCCGCGGCGACTTCGGAAAGGGCATGGCCGATCTGGCTGGCGAACGCGCCGCCGTTCAATTCGTTGAGGAACTCGGTTGTATCGGTAGCAGTGGACATAGGGTTTTCTCCGGCTTGGCCAATAGGCCGCTGGGTGGGAGGTGGAGTTGTGGTTGTCGGCGCCGCTGGGTTGCCTTGGTACTGGGCGATCTGCGCATCAGGACTTGGTTTTGAGGCGCGGGTCTTTGAGTGCGGGCGGTGGAGAGACAGCGCCAGTAATCCGCTTATCACCGGTCACCCCACGGGGTATCTGCTGCACTGAGTGCCCAGTCGCGAAAAAAACGGTGATCTGATCGTTGAGATCGGCAGTGACCTTTGCGCGAGGATCCGCAATTGGGTCGCCGATCATTTCGAGCCACCTGGTACGAATGCGGTAGTTGCAGCCTTCGCCTCCAAGCTCTTGGCCAATTCGACGGCCGCGTTATGCGTGAAGCGAAACCCGCGAGTTTTGCCGCTGATACGATCCACAATGTGGTACGCGCTGGGCCCGACTGTCCGCACCTGGTAGCGTAGCGGCTGAGGTGGTTGCTCCCGACCAATCATTGCAAAAAGCTCGACGGAAGCGGATTTGACTCGGGCGCGCATGGCGTTCAAGCCATCCACGCGCTGTTGTAGTTTTTGGTGCATGGCCTTTCCCTTTTTTAGTTCGCGTTTATTCGTCAGCGCTCTTGATGCCTGCTGCTTGCCGTTGGGCGCAGGGGAGAGTGCTGACGAATAAATGCGGGCAATAAAAAGCCCGGTCGAAACCGGGCTCTGTTTGCTTGTACAAACGCCGCCGTATGTGACAAGCCTGATCCGGCGCGCTGCTGACGAGCACCGGTTATTTGAAGTTCACATGGCTGCAAATCCTCTTTTCATTCGCTCACTGGGTTGGCAGTGGCCACCGGGGTAGGGGAGTGATGCAGGGGGCCGCGGTCGCGGTGTGGACTCTTCCGCATCGGTCAGATGCCAGGCGCGGGTGACCAAACCCAGCCGTGAGACTGGCCTGGCATCTGCCGATGCGGCCTGGGGAACCAGGAATCAGGCTTTGTCGGCTGTGCTGCCGTGGCGCTGGTTGTTCAGTCGCTGCTGCTGGAGCTGGACGAGCTGCTGTCGCTCGATGAACAGCTCGAGCTGTCACTGCTGCTCGAGCTGCTATAACTGTCGCTGCTGCTGTACCCGTGGCATGAAGATCTGGTCGGCTCGTCATAGGAGGTGGTGTTAGCGAACGAATTCAGCGGATTGAGCGGATGAAGCGGGCTGCTGATTCCGCTGTCAGTGTTTCGCCGTTCTGACGTGTCACCCGTTCGTGGCGAGCTGCCTCGGCGAATCGGCGGCGGGGATGGTGGCGGCGGTGGTGGCGGCGGTGGTGCGCTCCGCACTACAGCGGTTGTGCGCGGCACCGGGGCAGCCGCACTGGCCTTCGGCGCCGCCGGTGGGTCTGATTTCTTCACTGCGGGTGGCCTACGGCCGAATAGCCTGGCCAGGAACTTGAACATTCTGTCGCCCTCGGTTGATTTCCCGTCTGACCCTGTCGCCAAGGCAAGTCGGTGAAATCAGATAACCGCGGTCATCGTTTTCGAGCCGTCGCGATGGGTAGTTGTAATCATCATTGGCGCAGCTCGACCAGCGCGTCTGATGTGCGCATTGGCCTCCGCAAAAATTTGGTTCTGCTTGCCATCACCATCAGGCAGAAGAGTGCTGCACAACAGCGCAGAACAATCCTCACCATTAGGGCCTTCACCGTCGTGTGCAATGTCAAAACTCGCGATCATCGCTATGCCGTGCTCTCTGGTGATGGCGATGATTTGCTGCATCAGCGGGCTGATCTGCTCGTCGTAGACCTGTTCTTTGTTCATGTGTTGCCTCTTGATACTGCTGGCTGAGGTTTCACTGCTTCCGTTTGAAGCAGCATCAGTGAATCGCCGAGTTAGGCCGCACATCCCATGGCTTTACCCAGCCCCGCAAGAACAAAACCTGCGCAGTTAAATAAACCAACTACGAAGATGAATATCGCCGCTCCGGTGAGCACTCCAACCCCAGCTGCTTTCGCCATTCCCCAGTGGTTTCCCATATGAATTTCCTTCTTTGATTTCCCAATACACCCGGGCAACCAGGTGCATTGGCGAAACGCTCGGTAAAGCCCCAGGCCCGCTACTGGCGTCGGTCATAGGTTTGAATCAGATGTGGTCGCCTGTTTTTACAGGGGCAGGCTCCCTGTTTCCTCGCTTTCCACAGTCGAGGGAAATCGCTAGGATCTTGGATCCACAGTCGAAAAAAGGAAGTTTTCAATGCCGAAATATTTGGTGCGCGTTGAGCTATTTCACGCGAAGGGTGACGACTACAGCGCCCTGCATGAGGGGATGGCATCTTTAGGGCTTGATCGCACAGCCACTTTTGATGATGGGAAAAAATACAAACTTCCGACAGGGACTTACTTGGGCGAAAACGCATCAAGCCAAGTGCAACTTCGAGACAAGGTTTGCAAGGCTGCAAACCCTCACTCACCCCACAAGGATGCAGCCGTTTTCGTCTGTCAGGCTGATGGCTGGTCCGCATGGCTGTATGCCGATTGAGCTGAGTCGCCTGCGCGACCCTCTCCCTTAGGGATGCAGTCAATCGCGTGATACTTGGCAATCCCCAGCACTCGCTCGAAGGCGGCATCGAAATCGGTGCCGCTTATCTCCGCAACCTCTTGAACTAGATCTTGAATCTGCTTTTCCTGGCTTTCGTTCATTTCCTTTCTCCGGTTTGATTTCCCTGATACCCCTCGCGAGAAGGGCATCGAGGAAATCTGTTGTTGCCCAGGCCCGCTACTGGCGACGGCCTGGGTTTGTTGCGTCAGCGGTGGTGGTGCTTCTGGTGCCTAATCCCCGCTGCTGATGGCAGGTTTCGGTTGTCGTGTGCGGCGGCGGGCTTCCCTGGTCACTCCAGCTTGATCAGCAGCGTTGCCGGTGTGGTCGTCGGGTATCTACAACATGCGGCATACAGCCCTGTGCCTGGGTAGTTCGATTGGCACACCGCATGAGGTCCGGCGCTCCTCTTAGCCGAGGCTCGGAGCGCTAATTCGATTCGTTGTTCTCCCTTCTGCCGCTGGGATTCGCGGGGCACATTGCTTACCGGGTCGTTCTCGCAGTTCTGGCATGTCGCCATCGATCAGCCGTCCAGGGTTCTCCCTGTCGTGGGCAGGCTTTCCTCGTTCGCCTGTCTGATCGCCGGTCGCCGGTAGAGGCAATGCGGTCTGTTGTGTGTTGCCTTGGCTTTTAAAGAGCGTTTCGGTTTCCCGAGGCTGTTGAGTGCCTACCGAGTTCCTGCGTAGTGGCTCGACGGGTACAAATATGAACTATAGGTTCAAATATAGTCAAGTACCAAAAGTACATATTTTGAAAGTGGTACAGAAACATGAAACATGTCGACGGCAGTCGTAGGGGGATTTACCGCGAACCGACGGTTCGTTATGATTTTGCTGTTACTGGATAAATATACAGTTATAGGGGGGTGAAATGACTAAGTCGCAAAAGCAGGCAAAACCAGCAGGGCGTCAGGAGATAAGCGGGGTAGAGAGGCTGGGGTTACGCGTATCGTCGATGATCAATCACCCGATTGCTCAGGAGCGCCGCTGGGCGAGGATTCACCGGCTCGATACCGACGGGGACCGAGAGTGGGATGAGGTGATGGGTGTACTATCTGCAACGGACGGTATTGACCTGATCTTCAACGACGAGGATGAATCAGTGACACTGCGGTGGGAAGCTGATCCTGACGCGGAATGCCCGACAGAAGTAGAGGATGCATTTGAGGCGGAGGAGGTGGCGCCTTTCTGAGCGCCAGAACGCAAAAGCCCGGCAAGGGAGGCCAGGCTTTTAGGTGATGCTTTAGATCAATGGATAAATTTGGCGGCCGTGAACGCTAGGCCTGCCAAAACTCCGGCCACACTGATGAATTTCCAGGTTTGATCATTCATGGATTTTTGCACATCAGTGATGGATTTCTGAAAGGTTACGGCGAGATCTTGAATGTCTTTTCCGGTGGATCGGATGAACCCATTCAGATCATCTTTCGAAGCTAAGCCTGCGAGATCAACTTTGGTCGCCATATTCGCGTCGATACCTTCAAGTCGCATTTCTATGCGCACAAGCTTCTCCCGTATTTCCGGGATTGCGTTCTCGAGAGCCGCTATGCGAGCCTCCATATCGCCACCTCCACCATTTCCGCCAGTATGGTTTCCTCCGCCTCCTTTGTCACCGGCCTTGAGGGTCCATTCGTTTCTAAGCTGATGAACGTTGTCATCCTTACTCATCTGACGGACCCTGGCCTGTTGCTTCTTCGACTTTTTGGTGAGCAAGTTCAAGCGATTTGATAATCTCATCCAGCTTTTTATAAACTGTGTCGCCTTCGACTTGAAGCTCTTCAATACCTGAGTTTCTCAGAGCCGTTGATACACTAATCATGCACGAACCAAGCCCCGCAATGGCGTCATTGTAGGGCTCAAGAATCGTAAGGAAGGTTCGCATTGTCATGAACTTGTCACTGGGATCAACATCCTTGCTCATAACGTCCCTCATTTTAGAAAAAATATGGTGGTCGCAAGAGAGGACAGTTGAGCTACCTCCCTCACAAAATCACGTTCGCGTCATTTGACTTGGCCTACAGCAGATGCGCACTCCATACGAGCAGGATGCGGGCCTGAATGTAGGTTTCTTCCGCCCAAATATCCTCGGGAGGATGCATGCTGTTGTCGGACAGCATCTTGTACTTGCCCTTTCCTTTTCTTTGCAGGCGCTTGATGTACTCAAAGCCCTGATAGGAAAACAGGTAAATTCCGTCGCCGACGAATTCACGAATGCTGATATCCACCAGCAGCGGGTCGCCGTGCTTGATGGTTGGGGTCATCGACTGCCCCCATCCGGTAACCATCTTCAAGTGGTAGTGCTCTTTGAACTCGACGCCCATCGCTCGGAGCTGGGAAGGGCTGATGCGAACGTCTTGTAACATCTCGGGGTAGTCATGCGTTACCTCGCCGCCGCCCATGGCGCCTCGGATGTCGTAGTGAGCGATCCATACCTCATCCCCGACTTTTCCGGGGCGCGAGAAGTCGCCGACGATCATGTTGTTCGCTTTCGCCTCCGCAGCATCTTGGGCAGCCTCGGTAATTTTCACCTTTGCTTCGTCGGAGAGGCCGTTGCCGTACTTGGCAAGCATGGCGCGAACCAGTTCGGCGGCTGATTTTGGCTCTTCAACCCTGAGCTGATCATCGGCACCGATCTCGTCCTTCAACGGGTACTCGGCCGAGCCAAATTGAAGCCACTCAATCTTCACGCTCAGGAAGTCGGCTATAGCCCGCATTTTCGCAGGGCCTGGCATTGACTCGCCATTGAGCCACTTACTGGCCGCCTTCGGTGTCACCTTCGTCACTTCCGCCAGGCGAGCGCCCGCTCCCCATTCATCAACACCCTTGGAACTCAAGGATTGTTTAAGGCGGCGAACGAAAGCGGCGCGAATATCTTCTATGTGAACCATACGTTCACTATCGCATGCGCTTGCATGTACTTTCAGTTCCGACATAATATGTACCGTAAGTTCATATATGACCCGGAGGCCCTATGCGGCCGCTCAAGAAATCGATTGAAGATGCTGGTGGTGTAGCGGCCGTGGCCCTGGCCTGCGGAAAAACTCCGCGAGCCATCTACAAATGGCTTGTAGCTGACGCGCTCCCGCGCACCGAGTACACCGGCGAAACCCAATACGCCCAGAAGATCGCTGAAATGGCCGCCCTAAATGGCAAGCCATTCAAACCCGCCTGGCTGCTTGCCGAAGCGCACCCTAAGAAAACAGCCGCCTAACCCATTCATCAGCCACAAGGAGCATCACCCATGAGCAAAGAGCCACCAACCGTCTACAAGCACGAAAACGAAACCAAGGTCCGTCTCGATGATGACTACGAAGCTGCCCTGGTTGGCTTGGCGAAAGTCCACCGCACTCGTAAAGCAGTGCTGGCCCGCGAAGCACTTGAATCGTGGATCGACGGCATGAGGGAAGAGCTTAAGCGAAATACCCATGTGGCCTGAAGGCCCTCTTGAGTCCCTCCGGAGGGCCTATGCCTACCAGCGAAAGAGAAATGACCGTTGGCGAACTGGTCGATGGTGATGATCTGGAATTTTTGAAGGTGCTGGCAGCAGAGCGGGGCGTAACTGTTCCAGAGCTGATCAAGGAAGGGATTCAGCATGTCATTGCAAAGAGAACACGGCCTAAGCCGATGAAGGGAGCGCTCCAAGCATTTCGTCGAAGTTGAGTCGTAACCCAATCGTTACAGGAGATAGAAATGGCAACACTACTGATCCCCAGCCAGCATCTGCAGTTACAAACAAAAATTCGTGAAATCGCCATAGAGGCCATTGGGCGGACAGTACGTGGCAATCCTTCTGACGCGGCTGCTCAGCTATTGAAAGGTATCGCGATCCTGGACGGGGTCAGCGCGCCATTTCTGATCTGGCCCCAAACCCTTTCTCCTGATGAGCAGATCCAATTTCTTGAATTGGAACTGAAAAAAACGCGCGACGGGGAGCGGTTCATTACGGATAAGAGCGCGGATTCAGAAGACGCTGGCTGTGAATTGGCCCCAAAGCTAGACCCGCTCAAAACGAAGGCCGCTGTGGTCGAACCGAAACTTCCTGATCAGGCTCTCCCCAGTCCTGTAGACGCCGTCAGATCACCGAGACCAGCAGAGATTGAAACCCTCCAGGCGCTGCTTTCTGAATCGTTGATTGAGGTGTGGGAGCAAGTCCCGGAAAAACTGACGGCCACGGCAGCTGCATTTGGGATGGCCGTCAGGGTTGCTTTTGACGAACTCTACGGCCCTGTTACGGCAGTTTCTCCACCAATTTTTTCAGGTTGATTTTTTCTGGCTTTTTCTTGGAGGTATCTGATGGCGCGGGCGATTTCGGCAACTTGTAGTGCTGGTGAAGTTGAGCCTCAACATCACCCAAAAGAGCGTTATCGAGAGTCAGGCGATCTTTTTGGAGTTTAAGCAGTTCCGGCGGGAAATAACCGCCCGCAATAAGTGCGTTAAGTGTTTCCCGAGCGTACTCGGCAGATTTATCAGTCATGTCCGGCCCCCAAGGCCTTCGTTTGTGGAAATTCGAAACTACCACGGATGCGCCGGACGCCCATAACGCCTGAATCGCAGGCATAAAAAAACCGGGATTGCGGCCCGGCTTCTTCAACAACACTTGTGAGGTCGATTATGCACACGATACCCACCCCGATCAATAGCAAGTCTGATTCGCCCGCGTCGCCTTACTCGCGAACCTCGGCGTGCCAGGTCATGTCGTCACGTGAAATTGGCGACCTGACCGGCAGCAGCCACGACAACGTACTCAAGACCATCAGATCACTGATCCAAAAGGGGGTCGTTTCTTCGAACGAGACCCCCTATGTGCATCCGCAAAACGGTCAGACCTACTCAGAATTCCTGCTCTCGTACCGCGACACTATGGTTGTGGTCTCCGGGTACAGCGTTGAGTTACGGGCCAAGATCATTGATCGCTGGCAGGAGCTGGAGGCCAGGGTGATAGGGCAGTTGCAAATACCAACCAGCTTTGCGGAAGCATTGCGCCTTGCGGCCGACCAGGCAGAACAGAATCAGCAACTGCGGCAGGTTGTTCAACAGCAGGCACCAAAGGTTGCGGCGATACAGCGTCTGGCTGCTGCTGGCGGTGCGATCTGCATCAGCGATGCGGCCAAACAACTGCAGGTCAAGCCCGCTCAGTTGTTCACCTGGCTACAGCAAAACAAGTGGATTTTTCACCGTGGCGGCTCCACTCGCTGGATCGCCTTTCAGCCTCGCATCAACGCCGGCCTGATGGTTCACAAGGTGACGGCTCTCAAGCCAGACGAAGAGACCGGTGCCGATCGTGCTGCGTTTCAGCCTCTCATCACCCCAAAGGGGCTGGCCCTACTGGCCGAGAAGAATTTGGCCGCCCTGGTCAAGAAGGTCTGACATGCAATTCACCGTCACTATTAATCAGGCGAAGGCGTTGGAGTGGGGCTTGAACTCACAACAAGCGTTGCTGTTCGCCTTCGTTTACGAATGCCCAAGTTGGGCCAATCCGATAAAGACGGAAACGGGTATCTACTTCGCGCTGAGCAAGGCCAAGATCGTTGAAGAAGTGCCCTTGCTCACCGACAAACCAGACACCGCCTACCGCCTTTTGAAAGCTCTCAGCGATGCCGGCCTTATTGAGCTTTCCAGTACCTCGAGCATCACTCTGGTCCGTCTCACCGAGAAGGCTAAAGAGTGGAATCGCAAGCTGGATGGGTCGGAAAAATATCCGACCTCAGATACGGGTAGTGGTCGGAAAAAAATCCGATCTACCTCGGAAAAATCTCCGAGCAAGGTCGGAAAAAAATCCGATTCAGGGTCGGAAAAATCTCCGACAAATCAGGGTACCAATAATCAGGGTACCAATCAGGTAACCAGTAATCAGGGTTTGCAGGACGGCGCGGACGAGCCGCCCCAGCCTGGAGGATTGGTGTTGGTTGTGGATCGCGCTGAGGCACCACGGGTTGAGATTCCTGCGGATATGCCAGGCCCCAAGGACCAGACCTGCAAAACTTTCAAGGTCTGGGCGAACTACGCAATGGCGTACCGCAAGTTCTACAAAACCTGGCCGGTATGGAACGCCAAGGTCGGCGGCCAATTGGGCCAGCTTGTTGATCGCCTCGGCGCCGACGTCGCCCACCATGTGGCCGCCCACTACCTGAAAAACAGCGATGCAGGCGTTGTGCGCAAGTGCCACAGCATCAACGAGTTGCTGGCCAACGCCGAGAGCTACCACACCCAGTGGGCTACCAACCGCCAGATGAACGGCGCCACTGCTCGCCAGATGGAGAATACCCAGGCCAACGCCAACACCGCGGAAGCGGCCAAGGCGATGGTTCTTGAGGAGGGGCGGCAGAATGCTTTCCTCCGCCGATAAGCTCGACCTGATCGATGCTCTGTGCGTCACCGCCGAGGCGATGGGCACCACGCTCACACCGAACGCTGCCAAGACCATGGCCGACGACCTGGAACTGTTCAGTGTCAGCGATCTGGTCATCGCGCTGCAGTCCTGCCGCCGCGAACTGACGGGTCGCCTGACGCTGGCCGCAATCCTGCAGCGCGCGCAAGCCGCTGATGGTCGTCCGGGCAAGGATGAGGCGTGGGCTATCGCTTTAACCTCAAGCGATGAATCAGACACCGTTGTGATGACCGATGAGATTCAGGTTGCTCTTGGCGCCGCGCGTCCGGTGTTGAACCTTGGCGACAAGGTTGGGGCCCGCATGGCCTTCATCGGCGCCTATGAGCGGCTTATCCAAGCAGCTCGTAACGAAGCTATTCCGGTCAACTGGCATGTCTCTATCGGATTCGATGCCGGTCGCCGCATCGAGGCAATCAATGCGGCTGTGCAGATGAAGCGGATCCCTCAGGAGCGCGGGAAGTTATATCTGACTGATCTGAACATTGTTCCTGTCACCCAGGACGGCTTGGCAATTGCCGGACTTCTCAGCGGCAAGGCAGCCATGCCATCACCAGACGTCCGTGAAAAGCTCAAGACGATCAGCGACAGCCTGAAGGTCAAGGCTCGTCAAAAAGAAGCCGTGCGTGCGCACCAATCCCGGCAGGTTCGAAAAGACTTGAACGACCGTATTAATCGCCAGCTCGAACTGGCCGCTGCCGCGCAGAAGAGGGCTTCTTGATGGCTATTACCGAATCTCGCCTGCAACAGCTATTGGCTGGACAGTCATCAATTGCCCGAAAGGTATTCGTGCATGTGCCCATTCAAGAATGCTGGAGCGCTCACGATGTCCACGGAGCTGCCTTGGCTGCCAATGCCACCACCGTGTCAGCGCACGCGATCCGCCGAGCGCTTTGCGAGCTGAAGGATGCCGGGATCATCCGTGAGCCGATAGGCGGGAAGTTCCAGCGCGATGCAATCACCATAAAACTAAAGAGCCAGCAGCCCATGACGAAAGCAGTCACCGAAACAGTTGTCTCGATCAAGAAGCTGGAGGTCCAGGCGCTGGACGCACTGGCAGGGCTTTCTGCCGAAGTTATCGACTTGTCCAACGAAGTGGCTTCGCGGCTGAAAGCGCTTGCCTGTCGCATTGAGGAGGTTGCGCTCGGCGTTGAGGCTGAGCGTGAGGGTAATGCCCAGGCTTCAGCCAAATTGAAGCAGCTGCAAAGCCTGCTCAAGGATATCGGAGGTGCCGCGTAATGTTTGTGCCACATGACTCGATGCTGCTCTGTCCCCAGTTGAGCGATTACCGGTTTGCGGTGTACTCCCGAGGACATCTGATGGACCTGACAACGACGCCGCAACAGCCGGTGGCGCTCTTTAGCAACGAGCGAATTGCCTGCTCCTACGGCGCACGTATGTGGCCAACCACGTTCACCGTCGTTGACCTGGGCGAGGTCCGCCACGCATGACCAGTAAACTATCCCGGGTATTGGTTGGTAACCGCGCAGCTCGCCCCAAGCCCTCCCGTGCCAAGCCGGTGGACCGTGAAGGCCTGGAGCAGGCTGCACTGATCAGCGAAATAGCATTCCGTTACCCGGTCGCTGCCAAATTGCTTTACCACGTCCCGAACGGCGGAAAGCGGCATGTGGTAGTCGCCAAGAAGCTCAAGGCTCAGGGCGTAAAGGCGGGCGTGCCTGATCTGGTGTTGCCTATGGCCAGGGGTGGGCATTTCGGGCTGTACATCGAATTCAAGGCCAAGCCGCCATTCGACGCCGATGTGTCGGCCAGCCAGCACGCCTACATGCACCTTCTGATTGAGCAGGGCTATCTCGCCACCGTTTGCCGTGGATCCTTCGACGCTATGGAGGCGCTGCGGGCATACCTGCGACTGCCCCAGACGGTGGCCGCGTGAGTAAGACTCGAGCGGTAAAGTTCACCGATGCCGAGATTCGACGCCAGGCCGCAGATCCTGCCGTGCATGACCTGCGCGACCCTCGCCACCCTGGCCTGTATCTGCGCTTTAGCCAAGCTCGGCCTCGCGGGTCGTGGTATCTGGTGAAGGGCAAGGCCTGGACCCAGATCGCGCGGTTTCCCGAGTTGGGTGCGTCTACCGTGTTGGCGGAACTGCCTGCCCTGCGTCAGCGCCTATTGCGTGACCCCAGCGCAATCGTCGCTCTGGGCGGCCTGGCCACGGTAGGTCAATTGTTGGACTGGTATGGCGACCGTATGGCGCGTGATCGGTCTCTGTCTGCCAAGCGCAAGAGCGGTGCAAAGTCGGCCATCGCCTGTCACCTCAAGCCACGGCTGGCCGAGCTGCCAATCCGTGACGTTTCGGCGCCGGAACTGGACAAGCTGCTGATGTGGCCAGCCCAGGAGATTTTGTCGCTGTCCTACGTGCGGCAGTTGTTCGGCCTGTTGGTCGTCGCGTTCCGCCAGGCTCACAAGCTGGGGCTTATCGACGGCAACCCTATGGCAGGGTTGAAATTCGTGGACTTCACGAAAGCCAAAATCATGCCCAAGGCAGCCCGGCTTCGCGGTGTGCACCTGGTCAATCTTGTGCCCATGCTGGCCGGGCTGTTCGAAACCGCGCCGGCTGAAGCCATGTTGGCCCTGATGATGCTGTGTCACGGCACCCGGGTGGGGGAGACCCGCCTATCCCGGTGGCCGGACATTACCTTGGCAGATGCTGAGTGGTTCATCCCTGCCGAGAACACCAAGACTCGGACCGAACACCGCCTGCCATTGACTGCCCAGGTGCAGGCCCTGCTGCGCCGGTACCGAGCCATTCAGGTTGCCCAGGGTTATGAGGGCACCTACCTGTTCCCGTCACGCCGGGGACGGGCATTGACCGAGGGTCAGGCTAGTGCCGTGTTTACGCGGATGGGGAAGGGGGAATGGACCAGCCACGACCTGCGCAAAGTCGCCCGTACCGCTTGGACTGACCTGGGCATCGATGGGCACATCGGCGAGATGCTGCTGAACCATTCGCTGGGCAAGATCGCATCGACGTACATCAATACCCAGGCTCGGGCACAGCGCCTGATCGCCTTAGAAAAGTGGCATCACCTGTTAGATGCGCGTGGCTTTAAGAAGATTCACAACCTGACAGACGCCCAATACGAAGAATCGGATAAACCAGCGCAGCCCGCTAAAGACGTGGCCTGCGAGGTAATTTCTAACATTGTTAATGGCGAGGTTTAAAAACGTGAAAAAGAGCCACGGACCCGCCTTCAGGAAGCAACTGATCGAGCTGTCCGCCTGCCCAACCTGCCGGGGCAGCGGTTTCACGAAGGGGCTTTTTCATCAGCTGGAGTGCAGCCACTGCCATGCATCCGGCTGGGTAGCCGCCGAGTCAGGTGAGCCGCTTTCGCTGCCTGACCTGGTGCTGCAACTCGGGCTCAGATTGAAAGCAGCAGACCAGATGATTGCGTCTCTCCGGCGCCCAGCGGGTGGTGCGGACCAGCAATACATGCAGAACAACCGTCGCGGTGCCGGCGGATCGAACCACACCGGCGATTGACCGGTAAGAAATCTTGATCGGGGAGAGCAGCACATGAAGTTGATAGGGGCTCGTCAGGCCTGGACCGACTCGCAGCATGAGTCAGGAACCTCAATCTCGGCTGTAGCCATTGAGACCGCGAAAAACGGCATTAAAAAAAGCAAAACCCGAATCCAAAAGCGCGATGCCTTTTTCCCAGCCATGGGTACCGAAGAAAATGAGAGGGAAGGTCGCTTTCCAGTTTTGGGTCAACGCATCAGCATCAGCGAGACTCGCCAGAGTGCCGCCGGGCGATCCACTGACCGTGCTGCGCATCTGGCGATGATGGGAAAGTTTCAGCGTGCGATCGCCACGCTACCTTTCCAGGTTCAGCAGTTCGGGCACTTCATGTACTCACCCATCCCGAACATGCGCTACGTG